GGTGTAGGTTTTGGAGAAGAAGAGATGCCAGTATTAGGTAGTCTTACAAAATATTCATCAACACCACCACAATGGTTTTTAGATGTAGATAAAAAAAGAATAGAATTAAAATCAGAACAACTTTACAGTCCAAACTTATTTGCGTTAGCGTGTTTAGATCAAGCAAACTTAATTGTACCCATACCAAAACCTAAAGATTGGAAACAACATTTTTTAAAACCTATGATGCAGGGACTACAGGAAGTAGAACCTTTAGAGTCTTTGAATCCTGTCAATGAACTTACAGGACTATTGCAAGATTGGACTACGAACAGACAATCAGCAAGAACTATAGATGATGTATTTAATAAGTTACCGTACACAGATGAGAAAAAAGAATTTACTTATTTTAGAATGGAAGACTTTTATAATTTTTGCAAACGTAATCATTGGGAAAAAGATAAAAACCAAACAGGTAATTTAATTAAAAGACTTGATGAGTTTGTAGGAGAAGAGAGAGTAAGAATCAAAAAACAACAACCAAGACTAATCAAGATTAAAACAATGAAACAGACAGAGGCGTCAGTTTCTAAAACAACATACCAGGAGGAACATTTTTAATGAATACATATACTGAAATTTTTGGTTTATTAATCATAACAATATTTATGTTTGAATTAATATAATGAAAAAGTTTAACTTAACTAAAAAACAATTAGAACTTTTTAATTTTATTAAAAAATATATTGATGAAAATAATATGGCACCTTCTTACGAGGAAATGAAAACAGGTACAGGAGTATCTAGTAAGTGTTTAATTTTTGTAAAAGTTAATCAATTACAAGAAAGAGGGTGGATAGAAAAACTGCCAGGAAAAAATAGGAGTATAATAATAAAAGTATGAAAACAATAATATTAGGACCACCAGGAACAGGTAAAACAACAACACTATTAAATCTAGTGGATCAATTTATTCAACAGGGAATAAGACCTAAACAAATTGGGTACTTTTCGTTTACAAAGAAAGCAGCAACAGAAGCTGCTAACAGGGCCGCAGAGAAATTTGGTTTAGATGTAGATAATGATCTAGCATTCTTTAGAACTTTACACTCTTACGCATTTAATCAATTAGGTATGACTAAAGAAAAAATGTTAGGAGCAGATGACTACAAAGAGTTTGGTGAGAAATGTGGCATACCAATTAAGACTGCAAGATTTTCTGACAGTGATGGTACATTTAATTCTGATAATGAATACCTTACAATTATAAATACTGCAGCTGTAAAAAGAATAGACTTATTAGACTACTATGATTCAAGACAAAACATATTAGACATAGAACGTAGCACTTTATTTCTATTGTCAGAAGAACTAAAAAGATTTAAAAAAGAAAAAGGTTTGAAAGATTTTAACGATTTACTAGAAGATTTTATTGCAAAGGAATCTATAAATAAATTTAAAGTTTTGTTTATAGACGAGGCGCAAGACTTGTCTTTGTTACAATGGGAGATGGTAAGAAAGATTTGGAGTCGTGCAGAAAAAACTTACATTGCAGGTGATGATGACCAAGCTATATTTAAATGGGCCGGTGCAGATGTAGATCACTTCATAGCACTTAAAGAAGAAGTTGATGACATACAAACACTAGATCAATCTTATCGTATACCTGGTGGACCCATACACGAACTGTCACAAAAAATTATAGGACAAGTACAAAATAGATTTGACAAAAATTATAAACCTAGAGCAGAGGAAGGATTGTTGCGTAGATACTCTGACATTACACAAGTAGATATGAGTGAAGGCAATTGGTTAGTCTTATCTTCTGCAAATCATTTTTTAGATCAAGTAAAAGAAGTATGTGAACTTAGAGGTTGGTACTATCAATACAAAGGACGTAACTCTATACCACTTAAACTATTGTTAGCGTTAAACAATTGGGAAGCTTGGCGTAAAGGTGGACTATTAAATCAACTAGAAATAAAAAATATTTATGAATACCTTGGATCAAGTGTACTAGAAGGATTTAGAAAAGGTAAAACATTACACGCAGAAGAAAAATATAGTTTAGAAGAATGTCAGAAAGATCACGGACTACTAGTAACAACAGTTTGGTACGAAGCATTTGAAGGATTAGATGCTATGACTGAAAACTACATTCGTAATATGAGGGCGAATGGTGAAACATTAAATAGAAATCCTCGTATAATAATGTCAACAATACACGGAGCAAAAGGAGGAGAAGCTGACAAAGTTTTATTGATGCAAGACATAACAGGTGCTGCACTAGAAACGTTTAGTCACGACCCAGATGAATTACATAGATTATTTTATACTGGTGCGACGAGAGCGAAGCGTGAATTGCACGTTTTGGATCCAAAAGATTTTGATCGAGCTTATATATTATGAACTGCTGGCACTGTAACACAGAATTAATTTGGGGTGGAGATCACGATACAGAAGACAATGAAGAATATGATATTGTAAGTAACTTATCGTGTCCTAATTGTCATTCAGCTGTAGATGTTTGGCATCCATCAGAAAAATTAATAAAAGAATATAAAGATTATGAGGAGAAAAAAAATGACAAATAAAGAAATGTTTAAGAAAGCTACATACGACTCACTAGATAAACAGGTGGGTGGTAAACATTATAAAAATATGAAGATACAGCCTGCAGAATTTATAAACGAAAACAAGTTGCTTTTTGCAGAAGGCAACGCTATAAAATATATATGTAGACATTCTACAAAGGGAAAAGAGGAAGATGTGAAGAAGGCAATACATTATTTAGAGATGATTCTTGAAAGGGACTATTCGTGAGAAATACCCAGATACCATTGTTTACTCCAGAAACAGAGTGGGTGATGCCAGAAGAATTAAAAGATCTTCGAGGACACAAAGAAATAGCAATAGATTTAGAGACTAATGATCCTCATTTAACTACACTAGGGTCAGGTAATGTCACTGGTAGAGGGCACATTGCTGGCGTTGCGGTGGCCGTAGAAGGCTGGTCAGGGTACTTTCCTATCCACCACGAGTCTGGTGGTAATATGGACAGAAATTTAGTTTTAAACTGGATAAAAGATATTTGTAGCCAGGTTGACACTACTTTTATATTTCACAATGCAATGTACGATGTTTGTTGGTTAAGATCAGCAGGTGTTATTGTTAAGGGTAAGATAGTTGACACAATGATAGCATCATCTTTGATAGATGAGAACAGAATGTCTTATGCATTAAACACACTAGCAAAATTTTATGTAGGTATAGGTAAAGATGAATCTATCTTACAAGCAGCTGCAAAAGAATATGGACTTGATGCTAAAAAAGATATGTGGAGATTGCCTGCATTATTTGTAGGCCAGTATGCTGAACGGGATGCTGAAGCTACACTTAAACTTTGGAAAAGATTAGAGACTGAACTTTATACTCAAGAACTATGGGATGTATTTAATTTAGAAACTAAATTGTTTCCTTGTTTAGTTGATATGAGATTCAAAGGTGTAAGAGTTGATTTAGAGAAAGCAGCTAAAATCAAAAAAAATCTTATGCAACGTGAGTCTAAAATCGTTAGTAAAATCAAAGAGTTAACAGGAGTTAACGTAGAAATACACGCAGCCCGAAGTATCGCTAAAGCATTTGATAATTTAAAACTTCCTTATGACAGGACAGAAAAAAGTAACCAACCTAGCTTTACTAAAAACTTTTTACAAAACCATCCACACGAATTACCAAAACTAATTGCAGATGCAAGAGAGATAAATAAAGCTCACACTACATTTATAGATTCAATTACTAAACACTCTGTTGATGGAAGAATACACGCAGACATAAATCAAATACGATCTGATGCAGGTGGGACCGTGACTGGTAGATTCTCTATGAGCAATCCAAACTTACAGCAGATTCCAGCGAGGCATCCGGAACTCGGACCGATGATTAGATCTATTTTTATTCCAGAAGAAAAAACGGTTTGGGGATCGTTTGACTACTCACAACAAGAACCTAGAATTTTAGTGCACTATGCAAAGTTACAGAACTTGGAAGGTGTTGATGAAATTGTAGGGGCATACAATCAAGGAGATGCAGACTTCCACCAAGTGGTTGCAGATATGGCAGGCATTGAACGTAAGCAAGCAAAAACTATTAACCTTGGTTTGATGTATGGTATGGGTAAAAATAAATTGATGGCAGAACTAGGTTTGATGAAAGACTCTGCAGAAAAATTAATAAAACAATATCACACCAAAGCACCGTTTGTAAAACAACTGATGGACAATGTATCACGTAAAGCAAATGATCGTGGTAAGATTAGAACTTTAGGTGGTCGAGCCTGTCATTTTGATTTATGGCAGCCAGTACAATTTGGTGTGTTTAAACCATTACCATTAGAACTAGCTAGAAAAGAATATGATGAACCATTAAAGCGTGCATTTACTTACAAAGCTTTGAATAAATTAATACAAGGTAGCGCAGCTGATATGACAAAAAAGTCTATGGTTGCACTGTATGAAAATGGTATAATACCTCACATTCAGATTCACGATGAAGTAGATATTTCTGTTGAGTCTAATGAAAAGGCAGAAAAAATTATAGAGATAATGGAATCTGCTGTTGAATTAAAAGTTCCTAACAAAGTAGATTACGAGTCGGGGGCTAACTGGGGTGAAATTAAGTAATGGCATATCTAAATGCAAACATACCTATAATAGAATGTTACGTTCGAGGTAACTTTTTAAGAGATCAAAAAGATTCACACGATAAATATTTTGAAGTAGGAATATTTGGTTTTAGTTCTATACCAAACAGAGTACCTATGTTTCATTTCTTAATGGAGGATGGTGGTCTATGGTGGCGAGCACCTATATCAGCTTTCTGTACTAAACCTGGAGTAAAAGAATTACCACTTGATGAATTAGTTATGTGGGATTGTTTTAGTTACAATGTAAGTGTTACAACTTTTTATGAAATTGCAGGATGTACAATGCAATATACATCTAGACGTAAAGTAAAACGTAAGGGTAAGTATTTATTTACAATTGATTGGTGTGCAGGAGACTTTAATGAACTAAACTTTGGTTATTCAGAGAAGCCAGACCAACATAAATGTGGCCACGTTATAGAATTAGAAGACGGAAATTATGCAATACAGCCCAATAATAGACTTAAAATATATGATCCTTCTATGGGAGTGGACCCAAACAAAACCTTGATTAATAGATTAGTAACAGATAAAATATACTCCGTAGAAAATTCTGCGAAATGGATCACAGACGAACACGAGAAGGGTATGTACGACTATGATCTTAAAAACTTGGAGGAAGACAATGATAAATGAAATTAAAGACAAAGCTATGAACGTATGGCACAACCACAAGGTTTGTGTTCTTGCTGCAGCAGCAGCTTTCGTAATTGGAGCAATTCTTTTTTAATAAAGGACCTTATGCCTTATGAATTTAGTAGATCTGTTAAAGAAAAATATAGTAATGGTACCTGTGGTAGCTTCCGTATTAGTCGGGACATTCACAGGGGTACGTTATATTGTTAATCTTACAGACACTATTAATCAAAACGAATTAAGACTTACTAATCTTGAAAGAGATGTAGGTGTATTAGAAAAAAATATTACAGATATCAATACAAGACTATCTTCTGCTGAAGCAACATGGCAGATGGCAGAAAATTTATACAGACAATTAGCTGATCAAGTTAGAGAACACAGTTATGATATCAAAGATTTAAACAGAGAAATAAATTATTAAGGTGACCTATGGAGATAGCCAGGATGAATTATTATTTTACAGGTGTGTTGATTGTTCTGCTTTGTTTGTTAGCTTGGGTTGGTCCTGCATATCCTAAAAATGAATATCTTAATAATGGTACTAACACTTGTAGCACTGGTGATATTAGCTTATCAATCGATCAAAGAGACTCGGAGTCTAGGTACAGACACAATAATCCTGACAATAATTATAATAGCCCTTCTGATGATAGGTCCTTACGTTTAACTTGGAGACACTATCTAGGTTCAGCCTGCACTGATGAATTTAAAGCTGTTCAACAAGAAAATATGGAGCTAAAACAGCAGCTAGAATTGATGAAAATGTGTGGAAAAGTCAATAAAAACCCTACTTTAAGCAACAATCCTAACTTCAAATTGTTAGTTTCTAAATGTTCTGGTATAATAATTCCTGATGATAAAATTATTAAACCTGAAGGAAGTTATTGGGATTCAATTAAAGATGATTA